TTTGTCGCGCAGGTTGTTATCCATCCAGTCGTCAATCGACGCGTTGATTTCCACTTGAGTGTTGATCTGAAGAACTGCAATACGTTTGTCAATGATGGCAAACAATGCTTCTTCTACGGGGCTCGGGCCTTGGGACTGGGTCACTGCGCTTTCAATGGTGTTCAGTAGAACACGGGCCGCCGTTTGCACGGCCACTGGATCAGTGGACGCAGTGGCCAATTGATCCACATAATCTAATGCGGCTTGAATGTCACATCCACGTGATGCAAACAGATTATTGCGAAAGGGTGTTACTGGGTTTGTCATTGCGTTCTCTCTTCTTTCTAGGGTTGTATCCAATCGGCCGATTAGACAGTTGAATTATAGCACGTTGTTTACGCTGTTTGTACAATCTTTTTTATATTCTTCTCTATCTTCTGCGTCCGCATATTCTAGGAATAATGCTTCGGCTATCTCAAACCAGTTGACCTCTGACAAGAAAGCAAGCGCATAGTCAACGGCAATATTGCCATCACCGCCACCGGCCTCATAGACAAGGTCTTGCACGTATTCCCTAAGGGCCAAAGTTAAAACAGGCAAACCGGCCCGAGGCCAAAGACCCTGTTCATCGGGAATACTGTCATAGGGATCCATGTACTTAAACATCTCGTTATAAACGCGGGACGTAGCGTAATTGGTCCATCCATTGTGATTGGTCATCTCTCTATCCTTTCTAAGTTGAGCACACAGTATAACACCGCGCCAGCAATCACGCAACAAATAAAACAAAAAAAGATCAGCGGGCCCACCCACCCCCGCCACCACCATTAGGGAAAAAAGCAGCAGCAGCCGAGAAAAAACCCGCGCGCCTAACGGCGCGCGGGCCATGGGCCACGGCCCATGGAGCAAGGCCCGAGGGCCAAGCTCCACGGTTAGGACGGCGAGCGTCAGGGGCCAAGGGCCTAGTTTATAGGGTTTAGTTTACCGGCCACTTTATGCGTTTTTTGCATAACCCACCAGAGGGAAAAGCCGGACAATGCCGGCCTTTCTTGCACTGGTTAAGCGGACAGTAATTCTAAAGCCCTATTTTTAAGGGCCGCACCGGTTCCAAACCAAGCAGATTCAATGCGGGTATTGTCAGACCGGCCACGCTCATGATCTACTAATTCAGTGACAGCATTCAAGGCCGCCCACCGCGTGCCGGCCACGCCCACAATGTCGGAACCGATAGCGCGCCCGTTGAATAATTCAATGATTCGCTTGAATGCGCGGCTGTCTTTAATCTCGATTTTGCCGGTGTGGTAGGGCTTCAATAATTCGGTTACAAAATCGTCCGCCTGTTCGGCCGTCATACTTTCACCGGCCAACTTGCGGGATTGCACTAAAAAGCGCTCCCACTGATTCGCGACAATTCCAAGCTGCAGCCGGACATCGTCCGCATTAAATCGCTCAGAATGCAAAACCCTAATTTGCGATTCGCCGCTGTTTACTGCTGCTGTGATTGTGTTATTGCACACCACGCGAACACTGGTGAACTTGGCTATTGTGGCCATGGTTCCATCGTATGACGTGCCAAGCAAAACATAAGGGCGCACTGTATCGCCTTCGACGATATCGGCCCCTTCATTCACTTTCGCTAGGGCCCAAACCCTCCGGCCGTAACTTAACGCGCCCGCGGTTTCCATGGTGAACCCGCCAAGATCCACAAGCTTACTAAAAAACCCCATTACTTGCGAGGGCTGCACTACGTTATAACCGCGTGAAACTACAGCCAAGGGCGCGCCAGTGTCGCTACGGTGCAAAACCTTTCGATCCGCCCAAGCTTGGGGAGCACTTGTTGACAATGTTTTGAATAAAACAGGGCTTTCAAGCACGTCATAAGCCAAACCGGCCTGTTGTGTCCATTCTTCAATTGTCGCGCCTGCTGTTAACTGTTGCCCTAGTGAGTGCCAAGGTGTGAGCCCTGAATACGCTATTGCTGCAGTGCCTGTTGTTGTGTCGATCATGTGAGCCATATCTATCCTTTCTGAGTTAATAAAAACCGGTTTTTTGTGCCGGTGCTGTAATTGTACTGTGGTTTTACTCTTTTTACAATTTATTTTCTAGGGGTTATCCATAATTATCCAAAAACCACCACACTAAAACCAAAACAATGATTAGTCCAATTATCACGGGGCCCCCAATTCTAGGCCAACATCGCCCGCGATATGATGGCGCAAAAAAGATCCATGCGGGAGAGTGCGCACAAATTCGCGAAGGGCTGCAGCATCATTAGGCGCGCCAGTGGTTCGGGTTTTGTGCCACTGTATCGCTGCCGGTCCACTGGCAGCATAACAACCGCCTTTTTCATCCTTTCCTACTTTCTTTTTTCCCGTGCCATGCGCAACAAAAACAACAACAAATTCACGCGCACCACGTGCACACAATGGCCGGCCACCTCCGCACTGCTGACAACTGAAATTGTCGGCCTTTTCTGCAGGGCACTGCACAAAATTAACACCGTGGATTTTTTGCGGCCACTGGTCCGCTGTTTCCAAGGGCGCAGCATACACAGCGGGACGGCCTAATTCAAAAGCTCGCACCGCTTCGGCCGTTGTGTCACAGCTCGCATTTATTACTGTTTTATTTGGCTGAGGGAAAGGGAGCGCTTCGGCCGTGAAATGCGAATAGGTCCAAGCTTGACCACCACGCGGGACGCTATCAAAAACGGCCTGCAGATAATCGCTATCAATTTGTGATGTGCCGGTTTCACTTTTAGGGTGAAGGCTGCAGCTTGTCGGGCACGTGCCATAGGTTTCATGTTCGCCGCTGCGATAAGTAACTGCTATTGGGCCGGTTTTGCTGTTCGCGCTGATTCTAACTGTTTTTAACATTTCTCTATCCTTTCTGTTGATGAAGGCCCTAGTATATCAACTTTAACGGCCTTTTGTGTGTGATATTTTTTTGTTTTTTTCTGTCTTCTGACAATTAAAGGCATGCTGTTTTCGTCCCATGGCATAACCAAAAAAGGCAAGTCATCGGCAGACATAACGCGCATAAAGTCACGAGCGCGGACAAGGGAGGGGAAGGTGCGAATCACACTTTGAGAATTAGGGAAGCACACATCATATTTATAAATTGGCATTTTCTATCCTTTCAAATTGCTTTTGATGACCACAAAATTGTGTTGTTTTCTTTTGCCCAAAATTGATCTCTGTCAATCTGCCAGTCTTCGCCCACATCATCGGAAGGCCGCCGCTTTCCACAAGCATAATAATATTGACCGATTGCAAAAACTGGTTGCCTGGTGCGTGTGGGTTGATAGCGGTAATCCGCCATTTCTTCAACATCAAAGCCAAGGGTTGAAGCAATAATTTTTTTGGATTGCATTTTCTATCCTTTCTGGGTTAATCGTCGCGGTCGGTGTTGAACTCAACGCGCGGGTAATCTTCATCGTCAATAAAGCTATCGTCAACATAAGCAATCCCTACTCGGTCGCCGGCATCCCAAATCAAAATAGGCAAATCTTGCGGCAATTTGCGAAGGGCTGCAGTCAATTCAGAAACTATCATCTCTCTATCCTTTCTAAACACCGGATCAAGCACCGGCATCGCCAGTATAGCAAAGTTTTTGTACCTTGCAACACTTATTTACATTTATTTTACTAAACCTAGGGTTTCCTCTAGTTCCCCCCAAGGCATACCACGCGAAGGCCAACAGCGAAGGGGCTCAAGCTTTATGCCCTCTGCAGCTAATTTCATAGCATCGCTCCCCTGATATAAACGAATGGTCGAAGGTCGTAGTGTATTACCGGCATCAAGAACAAGAATGTAGCAAGGCCTATCCTTGGCAGCATGTCGAGTCATGAAAGCAATTTGATGTGGTCGCAGCCCAACTTTCAAGCCCTTGACCACCACTTTCAATTCCATCAAAACAAAACATTCCCCGACACCCACCAACATGTCAGGAATGCCAAGGTTGATACGATTCTCAATACGCTCAACAGAGCAATTGACAAGGCCGGCTTTCACCCTAGCCGAAAATCTAGCTTCAGGTGTCATCTGATCCCCCCAAACCTCGCTCAAAGATGTCAAGCGGAGGCTGCTCCACTCCCGCGTCGAACTCGGGATCCTTTTCTCTTGCTGCACTTTCAATCACCACTCCCGTGTCCGCATCGATCAAGGCAGTGGGTGGAGGCCCACCATACAGCTTTTTAAGCTCATCAAGCTTGCGCTGCACTTCTTCCTTGCTCATGCTGTCAATTGTGCCGTGGCGGATCTCTTTGCGCTCCACATAGATCGTTCCCAAAGCTTGGCCCCTACGATACTCTGCTTGGACGGCTGCTGCAAATGCACCGGCATCAAGGGCTTTATCGCGAATGATCTGCAAATCGCGCATGTGGCGCTCATAGGACGTGTTGTATTTGGACGCCAAGTCAGCACGATAGGCCTGAATGGCCGCTACAACGTGTGGATTGATGTCAGGGTGGGTAAGCTTCCATGCCATGACAGAAGCGCTGGTGGCCTTGTATCCGGCCCTTATGGCAGCCTCTTTCATGGTTACCCGCCCATCCCCACTCACAAGCTCGGTAACAAAGGTCCATTCCTTGGCTGTTAGCTTGCGACGCTGCTGCCGCAGCGGGGCCACTTCAGTTGACATTCTTTTCTGTGCCTTGTCAGGCATGACAGGGGGAACATTCCAAACGTCTTTCTTGGCCATTAGCTGATTCTCCACAAACGCCAACCATCGTCCACCTTGCGCAGCGTGAACACCCATTTAGGTTGATGCACTCGTGTGAAGCGAAGGGCAGCAACACGACAGCTCTCGGCTTGCTTGCGCACGCCAAACAGGATGCTATCGCCCGCCTCCATCTCACCAAAAGGGTATTTGGATCGATTAGTTGGCAGGGCTATTCCCTGATCAATATGTACCATCATTAACTCCCGTAAAAGAACTACCACGAGTATAACGAGTGTCAACCCCAGAGTCAAGTCCAAAAGCAAATCAGGGCTCCCTATAGAACTTTTGGAGGGTGTAGTGTGTTTTTATTTTTTCACTTTTCATCTCGCGGAGCCCCCCTGAAAATATTACATTGAATCTCTTGCCGTAATTTGCTGAATGCTCGTAACGTATTGATTTCATTGACTCCTTACAGCATTACGTCTATTACGTCAAATCTCACAAAAATAAAAATAAAAACACCTCTTACCCCTAAAAGGTCTATAGCACCTAAACCTTAGTATTACTTTTTGCGCCATTTTCCCCCTTTTTGACCCTCGGTCCGCGGTCCCCAATCCCCCCACCTCAAACCACTGTACATCCACCCAGTACCATAATGCATCACACTAAAACCCCAAAACCAAGGGAAAACCCCTAGGAAATAGTACATTCAACGTAATTGACCTAACTAGCTAAAAGCATGATAATAACCCTGTCTACTTAGACAAACACCATTAACAAAGAAAGGATAGTGACATGGGTAAATTACCACATACACCGGATAAACAGATCGAAGAGATCATGGACAATGCGCAGACTTTGATTAACTTCTGCTCAACTACTTTTGTAAAACCATCACAGGCATGGTACGCGTGCCTTGTCTCCTCAGCCATTCTGACTGCAGAATTAGACGTGCCTGTTGAAGTCTTTTTAGAAGGCTTTGAGCAGGCGTACAAAGATGCGTTGAAGACCAAAAAGGAAATGGGAGCTTCTTATGATCACTAAGGCGCATGAATTCACCTCTGTAAGCGGCACAAACGGGCGTGTAACGCCTTTTAACACTGGCAAGGTACAAATAGGGCTGCTGTATCAGCCAAAGCCTCCTGTGATGACGGATTCGGAGGAGCTTGTACAAGCAGCTTTGATGGGATGGTCCTCGGTCCATCGTCCTGTGCCCTTGTGGCCTGTGACGTTGGGGTCGTTGATTGTGGGTTTTCTAATAATTTTGACTGTGGGGTAACCATGTACGAATTTTTGTATGAATGTGATGAGCTTGGATTAGCGCTTAAGTGCTTCTTTGAGTATGAGCCGGCGGAAGTTGGCTCGATTGAGCCCATGTCTGGCATGAAGTTGGAGCCGGACTATCCTGAAGTGTGGACGCTTGTTTCGGTGTTCTTGCCTAACAGTAATGTGGACTTGAGCGGGGTTTTGCATCCGGATGTGATTTTTCGGATAGAGCAGGACGCACCTATTTATTTTGAAGAAATGAGGAACGTTGTATGACTGAAGATCCAAAACAATTTTTTGACTTAGGTTTTAAATTGGGGATGACGGAAAAGCATTTGAAGGCAATAGATCGTCTGCTGCTTGAAGTGCTGATGGGGGATATTGATCCCATGCAGGCCATGATCAATCGTCAGAAGATAAAGGATGAGTATGAGCAAACCTGACTGCTATAAATGCGTGAACCATGATCCTTTGCCCATGACGCATCACATCCAATGCTTGGAGCCCAAGGCTTTGATCTCTGGCAATGCACGTGCAGCGCAGAAGGGTTGGTTCCATTGGCCGTGGAACTTTGACCCTATTTGGTTGGAAGAGTGCAGCAAGTATGAGGAGGAGAAGGAATGATTATCAAACGTGCTATTGCTGTAGAGAGCCTTACAAAAGTTTGTGAGGAAAGTTTAAGTCTCATTAAACAATTGATTGAGGCGGACAACGAGGTGTATGCCAAAGGATACGAGGATGGCATGGCGGCTCAGGCGGATGTGCAAAAGACTTTAAAGCCATGGGGTGACCGCAACGAAGTGATCGAAGAAGTGGCCAAGGAGATTGAGAAGATGACGGCTTTCAATCCTGACACAATAGATAGTTTTACTGTCTACATAAGGAATATGAAAACGTGAGCTTTACTAGTCATCACCTGCAGCTTGGCAGCAAGCAACATGTGCATCAATTACAACTTTGCAATAAATGCGAAGAAATGCGGCCACCGGAAGGTGGAATACAAATGAGTGCAGCAAGATGGATTTGCGCTTGCTGTTGGACAAAACGAGTAACGACAAGGAATTTAATAGAACATGCCAAGACCAAAACCCCCCGAGCCACTGCTAGGAAGACAAGTGAGGATGTCTGACAGACAGTGGATGATTCTCAACCAACTAGGCGGAGCGGAATGGCTCCGGAATTTGTTAGATAAGAAGGCACCGATGCCTAAGAAATATTATGAAGTTTTTAACAACCAAGAAAGTCCAAAATGAAAGCAATTAAACGTAAAAACAAACTCAGTTCATCTGGAATAGGCGTTCGCGCCCGTAGATTTATGGAGAGTAACCCTGCTGCAGCACCAAATGAGGTAGCTGCGCGATTCAATACAACTAAGCAATATGTTTATGGTTTGCGCAACAAAATGAAAAAGGAAGGGTTTAAGTTCCCCAAGAAGTCCGAGCAGTTGGCCACTCTTGCCCCTGCACAGCAGAGCTCTGCCGGCAGCGCACCGTTGGAGATTGAGATGTTTGACTTCCCTGATCAGGTAGACGAGACCCTTGACGCTCGGGCCGTGGACTACGGCAAGTTTATCGAGGGCGCTGAAGTCATGCAGATGTTGAAACGTGTCGTTCAAAACGCTTTAAACAACCGTGACAAGGTCCTCGCGCACGATCAGGCTGAATCTATGGACATGATCATTCATAAGCTTGGCCGGATTATTAACGGCAACCCTGATGTGGTTGACCATTGGCTAGATATTGCCGGCTACGCCAAGTTGGTAGCAGACCGCCTCGAAGGGCGCGTCCGCTGATTATTTGGCCTCACCCCAGCTCGGTCCGACTTCCACATCGCACCGACTGGGGATTTGCATATTGACGCACGTTGCCATAATTTCTGCTGCACGCTGCGCTTCTTCCTTTGTCTTAACGCTCAATGCCAGTTCATCGTGAACCTGCAGCATGGGCATGATCCCCTCCCGAGCAAGAGCTACCATTGCTGCCTTTGTCTGGTCAGCGGCAGACCCTTGGATGAGGCGGTTCAAGCCCTTGTAGGTGCCTGCGCGCTTGATCCGTTGGCCGTATTCAATGACTGCTTGCTCACGTGGGAGAGCTTTGTTCACGCCCCATTCCATTGGCTCCCAAAGTGGGAACCGGCACTTGCGTCCGAGAAGGGTGCGGATGGATCCGTTAGATGCGGGATGCTCGATCCTTTTCATTACGGCATTGACGGTGCCTTTTAGGAACGGAACATTTTGATGGAACTTATCAATAAGTTCCGACGCTTCCGTAATATTCAGGTCCAGTTGCGCTGCCAGTTTGTTCTTGCCCATGCCGTACATCAGGCCAAGGCCAATGGTTTTGGCAGCTTTCCTGTTAATGCCTGCCATCTCGGCAACCATCTGGTGAAAGTCAGTGTTGGGGTCGTGCTGATAGGCATTTACCATCTTTTCGGCTCCGGGTAAATCGAGAAGCGAAGCGTAGTGAACTAAGAGGCGTGGCTCCTGTGAGGAGAAGTCATTTGATGCCCACATCTCGCCCTCTTCGGGAAGGAACAGGCTGCGAACCATGGGGCCGATGATCTCGTGACGGGCAGGGACTTGCTGCAGGTTGGGGTTGGCCATGGACAGACGGCCGGTGACGGTGCCACCATCGTCTGAGCGCATCTGGTTGACGTGCGGATGGATGCGTCCTGTCTTGGCACTGAAGTTGAGGTACGGCTGCAGGAAGGTGCTGTGCGTTTTGTTAGTCTCGCGCGCCTCCACAATCATCTTGGCTATTGGGTGCTCACAACCATCCAAGAATCCTTTTGTAAAGCTCGGTTGGCCGTTCTCGGTCTTTGCATAGGGCAGGTGAAGCTTGTCAAACGCTAGGGCGATGCTTTGTGCGGCCCAGATATCGACGTTGGATCCGATGAGTGACTTGAGGTCCTTGTGGATTTGTTTCTCACGGGCAATTAATTGGTCAATCAACCGCTCACATTTGGGGCGGTCAAACCGGATGCCGCGGCTTGTCATGTTGTGCAGGACGGGGAAGGCTTCTGTTTCAAGGTTAAAGATGGATTCAACTTCATCCTGACGCATGCGGATCTTGAATGCTTGCCACAGTTTCAGTGTGAGCGCTGCATCCTGCTCAGCGTACTCTCCCACATACATGGCGGGTAGTTTCCAAAGTTCTTTTTTTGGATGAACTCCGAAGTCCGCAGCGGCTTGTTTAAGCCCTTGCTCTGACTTGACTTCTTGTAGATAGTCAAATCCCAACGAGTTGAGAGCATAGCTAAAACGGTTCTCGTCAAGGATTGGGGCGGCGAGCATGGTATCAACGATCCGTCCGTTGACCTTAAAACCACTTGCTTGTAGCCACCCCAAGTCATAGGCGGCGTTATGCATAACCTTATCGGAAGGGTAAGCCAGTACGTCCGTGATCCATCTCTCCACTCTTCGTCTGTCCAGATTTCCACCACCCTGATGCGCCACCGGAAAATATCCAGACCATCCATCGACGGCAATGGCGTAGCCGACAACGAAACCGTCGTTCCGAGGCCATCCCGGGCCCAAGGATTCCAAGTTGGGGTCGCATGTTTCAAGGTCAATTGCTATTTCTTTCGCTGTGGATAGGTTGGGAAATACTTCTGGAGCCAACCATTCTGTGGGGGTAGGAAAAAGGGGTATGGTTTTTTTCATATTCTGAAGCCTTTTTCAATATGTTTGGGTAAAACTAAATGCAATGCCTGTTTAGCGCGGGTTATCCCTACGTAAAAGAGCCGATGGACATTATCTCCGTTACTTGCGTACTCTTTTGCAAACCTTGGTGAGAGGTCCATGAGCAGCAGCACATTATCCGCCTCCCCGCCCTTGGCTCCGTGAATCGTGGACAGTTTAATCCGGCCCATGGTTGAGAGTTTAGTTCCGCGTCTGAGGACTGCGGTCAGGTAGAAACGCTTGTCTTCGGTGATGCGGGACAGGGCTTCATGCCAGATTACATCGGTCTGCAATCCAAAGCTTTTCTGCAGGTCCTTGATGCTGTATTCAAGAAGCGCTTCGCCTTTGAAAGTGCGGTAGCCCTTGGTTATGTATTCAGCGCCAATGTACTTGTAGACGTTCCTGATCTCATCGCCATACAGGAACTCCCCTTTGCGCAGCTTTTCCCATGCCTGTACGGCTTTTAAAAGGGTCAGGCTAAGGCTTGGTACACCTGAGCGCTCAAAAAGGATTCCAGAGGCCCTGAGCCATTCATGGATAGGATTCAAAAGATAGTTGGTGCTGCCCATGATGAGCCATTGGCCGTCATCAATAGGCACGTCTTCAAACCGATAGTAAGTCATGACAGCGCCCTCAAAGTCGCGGGGCTTCCATTCTTTCTCTTGGCGCTCTTTGATCTGCTCCACAACTTTGTTGGCAAGCTTGTGGACTATTGATGGGACGCGGTAGGACTGATCAAGGACTGTAATCTGACCCTCAAATGACAAGAAACTCTTGACATCTGCACCGGCCCAAGTGAACACTGCCTGATCGTCGTCGCCGGCAAGAAACACCCGTTTGGATTTCTTAGCGAGGGATTCAACAAGCTGCCACTGCAGGCGGGACAAATCCTGTGCTTCGTCTACGATCAACACTTCAAGGGCAGGCAGGCGCTCAGGCTGCACGACAATCATTTCCAGAAGGTCGGTGAAGTCCAGAAGCTCTTTGCTGCGTTTGTAGTGACGATAGGATCTTTCGACAAATTCAAAGTGATGCCATTCGATGTCGAGGCCGCACTGGTTGTAGTGTTCGCGCAGGTCTACGCCGCGGATGCGGGCTAAGTTGATCTCGTTCAGGATGGGGTTGTCGGCCTTGGCCATGTCCACATCATCTTCTTGGACCACGTTCATTTGAATGCCAGCCTCCGCTGCAAACTCTCGGTAATCCGCGGGCTTCATCATGAAGTCCACCTTAACGGCAAGGCAGTGAAAAGCCAAGCTGTGCAGGGTTCTGAAGTACGGGAAGTCGGTACGTGCATTCAATGCAGGGAACTTCGCAATCGCTCGGTCCTTAGCCTCTGTCGCTGCTTTCTTGGTGAAAGAAAAGTAACCAATACTTGCAGATGAAAGTCCGGTGCCCAACTCACGGTCAACTACGTTCAGAAGATATGTTGTTTTGCCAGATCCCGGAGGGCCGAAGACCTTGCGGATATCAGTCATATTCCTCGTCCCACAAATCGTCAGGCCAAACAAGGATAGGTGTGTCGGGACCCATGTAAGTGCCCTCAATGTTGAACTCAATGTATTCGCGTGCTTCGTCAGCTTCCATGTTGTCGCGCTCCATCAGCGTTGTGCGAATGGCTTCTGCGTCGTATACCAAAACTGATATACGTTCGCCGTTGCCCCAGATCAAAGCGGGCCCAAGAATAGCGTCATCGTGTCCGGTAATTTTTAGCATCAGAAAGGGCTCCCTATGGTGCGTTTGGTTTGTGACTCGAATGGTGCGTCCTGTTTCTGAAAGCGCGGAATACGCCAACAGCGCACAGTACGGCCTTTGAGGAAAAGCGGAATGGGCTCTCCACCCATATCGCGAAGGCGTTGAGCCATTTTGGGGGCTGTCAGGCCAATGAAGTTGTTACGCTTCAGGTGCGCTTCGAGGTCCTTGATCCGGAAGTAGGTTTTCGCTTCATCAACATCCGTCCATGGGCGGCCCATGAGCATCTCTTCGCGGTCCATTGCTTCTTGCATGTGCGTTGTGAATTCTTCAAGCAGATCCATGAAGCGGCCAGTAATACTTGTGTCCTCTGGTGCATCGGTAATTTGCTCTGTCTCCACCATCTCTTTGAGAAGGGCGTTCAATAGTTGTTCCCAATCTTGCTTGCGCAAGGTGGGAGGCAAGACGTTTAGTTTTTCTAAACAAGCTTTTTGGAAAGCCACTTGCGTGAAGAGGCTCTCGGTATCTAATTCAACACGGCGGCCATTGACATCAAGAAACCACAGGGGCGGCTCACTGGCGTACTTGGACAGCGCTGCTATCTGAGGCGCATCAGGACCGTTTGTTCCAATACCAAATTTCCGTGTGCGACATAAGCCTGAGTTGCAGAAGCTGTTGAGCGGCGCATCTTTGCACTTGTAGAGATATTCTTTCTTGCCAACTTGCTTGACAAGGACTTGGACTTCGTTGTTTGGAAGTGGAGGGGATACATACTTGAAGTTGTATTCGACCATCTTGTCCTCCCACGCCGCGGGGTATGCGCGCTTAAGAAAGACTCCAATGTTGAATAGTCCATTATTACGGGTGCCCTCGGGAAAACCTTGGGCGCACAAAGCTTGTAGGCAAGGCGGACCATCTTTGACGGGACTCTCCGCTTGCTTCGGCGGCTCTGGAACAATGAGCGGCAACTCTTGGACGGCCGCTTCATATAGCCCATAGAACTCTTCAAGCGTGGCCGCGGACCCGTCGGCATTGAATGCATACCGCGTACCGTTGTCGCCCCCGAAGTACGGTAAGTTGAGAAAGTTTCCGGTGTCGCCTCGTTCAACCAAGATCTCTGATTGCTTAGGAAAAATCTCACGGCCCGCTTCACCGAGGAGTGCTGCCGCATTTTTGAGATATTCTTGGAATTCCCGAGCCGGAGCCGGCTCCCTAGAAAATAAGAAGACATGTGCTCCTCCAGATTTGCTACGGCAGACAACCATTGGCAGCTTTAGCTGCGCAACCTTTTCCACCAAGCCTTTATGGTCAAGAGGGTACTGATCAATATCAATACAGCCCCAAATACAAGTATTGTCAGCACGGATAGGAATAATCCCAAGGGAAGGATCAACACCAGCCAGATGCTGTTCCCAGAGGTCATCAGTGGGTGGTTTCCTGACAACCGTAGCTTGCCCCGCCTGCTTACCATCACCGCGCTCCTTGTTTATACGGTAGGTTCCGTAAGCTATATCCAGACCGCTGAATATTGCTTTGAATTTTGTTATATCGGTCATGCTTCACTCTATAAAGGTGGGGGTACCGGAATGACAAGTCGTCTGCAAGCTTTCTAAAAAGCATACCTTGTCAAACTTTCCCCCCGGTAATCAGAACGGAACGTCGTTAGCGTTTGGTGCGCTCTCGTGCTCGTGCTTAACCTTTACTTCGCCTGAACCAACAGAAGCAGAGAAGGACTTAGCTGCCTTGTATGCATTCATGTCTTCAACGGGACCAATTTTCTCCACTTCCCAACCAAACCATTTACCCTTGTCATTGGACTCCGCTTGTGTCGTCAGACGATACATCTGTGAGTACATGGGTGGAGTGAATGGGCCGTTAGCTCCCATCATCTTTGTGGACATCATCATGCTGTTCCACTTTCGCGACTTCTTAAGTTGCGTTGACTTCATCGTGATCAATGCCGGCTCAGGAATACCAGAGTCGCCAATGATCATGATGTAGTGGTTAGCCGTATTCTCGATGTAGTTGCCGTTATCGAGGTAGTCTTTGTTATCGCCCGGTTCGCGGTGCGTGCGGCTTAAAATATCAGACGTGGCGGGGTAGATATTCATCGGCGCGCCAGAGCCTGAACCACGTGGAGCCCACTCAATGTACTGACGTACATAAGCGACTGGCAACACGGTGATGCCTTTTTTGCCGTCATACAACTGACCCGTGACGCTGTTGAGGATCATGCCGGGCAAAGCGCCGTCGATCTCACCTACTTCAGGGCTTGTATTTGTTAAAAGCTTTAAGAATGGCAGGGCAAAATCGTCCTGACTCATGTTCTCAAAACCACTCTGAGCGTCCTGCTCAAAGTCACCTGCCAATGCCAATGCGTTGGTCTCTTTTACTGCTACTTCGTTCTTAGCCATTTTCATTTCCTTAGATCATGCTGATTTGATAGTTGCTTTTTGGCCCACGTATGCGCCAAATAGCTCGGTTGGGAACTCGTTGCCGCGTTCCACTTGCTCTCGAACCCAAGCTTTCAAGGTCTGGGGTTCGATTTTCTGCGCTTGCTCAACTGGATAGTTTTTCTCACGCAGATCGCTCAGTAATGTGTCGCACAGTTGGTCTTCACCACGACCAAACCGTACTGACACAGTGTTCTTAATGATGTCGTCAAAGCCATGCTCACGCAGCCACTCGTAGGCCTGTGCGCGCTTTTCTTCCTTGATGCTTGCGCTGTAGAAAGGCTTGATGTCGATCTGGCTGCCATCAGCCATCTTGAAAGACTTCATGCCAAGCTCATCAAGCATCGCAGGGATCGTATCTTCCAGAAGCTTGCGCTGCTGCTCTTTACGTTCCTTGAGGACGTCTTCGATGTCATCAATCTCTTTTTCCAATTCTTTGGCACGTTTGGCCAAAGCACCAACTGAGGACAGGTCCTCGTTCTTGACTTGAAGCGCGCCTGCGTCTTCTTCAAAAATGCTAACGTTACTCATCTCTTTCTCCATTCTCTGTGATATCAATTTTAACTGGGATATACATCTTCTCACGACGGTCCCACTTTAAAACACTAAAACGGCCTGAGTTGTATGCTGCAGCAATTGCGCATGCAAGCCCGATGGCCACGGGGTCTCCGGCTAACAGCAGAAAGTCACTATCAGAGAAGTTGCGAAGCTTTCGCTTTAGCAGCCTGACTGTCGGTACTGTAGAAAATGCAATCTGGACATTTGACGGCAATAACACCGTTGGGTCTCCAAATTTCATTGCCCCTGCAATATCATGATTTGGCATCTCTTGTACGACGTACACCA